CAAAGATGAGAATTTCTTTTGAAATTCTGTGACTCTTTTGTAAATCGGCAAAGGCCGAAATGAATTTTGCACGCAGCAATTCTAAAGTAAACCTGAATGATTTTCATTTAGTTTATTTTCGATTCTTGAAGCGAAGCATGCCAGGAATATTTTCCCTGATCATGGCACAAACTTGATACATTTGTGTTATATGATCATATTACCAATCCTGGAATGGACATGTAACGAGCATATTCTTTTTAGAATAGTACCGGCTCGTAAGAAAATATAAAGTACACGTATCCCACGGCTATGGAACCTAACTAGTTCCACAGCTTCGATTTTAGTTGCCAATTTTTCATTCAACCAAAACCTAACCATCCAAACCCATGACGAAGATATTTCCATTTTGAAATGTCCGTATTGCACTTGTTCTTTTGATCCTGAATATCCTGACGCATTCGAAGAACATTTATTTACATGTGCTCCTATTTCGCCCCATAGGCAATTTAGGCTGCAACTGCGACACTTCGATTTTGATACTGAGATTTACTCTTCTTATGAAGAGTCATCAGAAGATGAATCATCCGATGATTTTTATGATGTTCCTTTGGAACAAGCATCACCATCTGCTTTACTTATTCCTTCAACTAGCTCAGTGACTTGGTCTGAGATAGATGATACTGTTTACACTATTCCTGAGGTTGAATATTATGAATCTCATAGTGATGATGACTCCGAATATTATCCTATTTATTGCGAAGAAAGTATTTTTCTTCAAGATTTGCGTATTCGTTCCATAACTCATGAAGTAGAATCTAATCAATCCACATCTAATGTGAACGATAAAGATATTCTTCATAAATCAGATGCACCTCAGCATTTGAAGAAAAATCGAATGTTGCGCAATGCACTTCGTAAATTTCAATTTTCATCTTATGATGATATTGAACGTAATACTAATTGTCCTCTTTGTTTGAGGACTTTTCATATGTGCAATTGTAAGCACGATTTTAATGTTCAATCTTTTTTGAGCGATTTCTCCGACTTTTTTGTTGGGGAATCTATTCCTCGTGAGTATATTAAAAATTTGCTTATTGATGCTAGTCTTTTGGCTCTTCAAATTTTGAATTCCAAAAATAAGATCGGAG